CACGGTCAAGGCGGCCGTAGCGGCCTTCCTGGACCTGGCAACCGGAGCGACGATCGCAGCGGGGACCGTGGTAAGCGCCTTTGGTGTGAACCCGGCCAACCTGACCGGCGTGGTCAAGACCGGACGCCTGGCGATCGTGCACGTGGCCGCCCCGGCGGGCAACACCTGGGACAGCCTGTTCGACATTTCCGGACTGAACGGGATTGCGGCCGCAGCTGCGGGCGCCGTCCAGGATAAATTCGGCGTCATTTATTGTGATGGCGTCAAGTACACCTTCCCGCTGTCGAGGGCCTCTTCATGAGCCTGACACGGGAGCAATTGGAGCAACGCAAGGCTGATCTGGCAGCGACGCTGGAGCAGATGAAAGCGGCGTTAGGGCAACTCGAGGCGAGTATTCATGCGAACGAGGGTGCGATCCAGGACTGTGATTACTGGATTGCACAATTGGATGCCCCGGCTCCTTTAGGACCTGCTCCAGAAAAAGACAGTACGGAAAAGTAAGAGAAGGAGTTAACTATGAAAGATTGGATCCGCATGATCAAGGACGAAGAAGAGAAGCCTGTCCACCCGAAGAACGTGAAGAACCACGAAAACGCAGGGTGGACGGTGGCTGGAAAGGTACTGGAGGAACCAAAGAACCCTGAAGTGGTTGCGCCGGTGAAAGGATCGGCGGCACGTGCCATTGACATGCCCGATGGCGGCTTGAGGCCGCATCGGAGAAACCCGGTTGCGGCTGCACCTGTATTGCAGGTAGAGACGAAACCAGAAGATGTTCCTGCACCAGCCGAAACGGCGGAAGAATCCGCCGACGAAGAAGTTGGATAACGGCCACCCTTCCTGGCCGTACATCTCAGGCGGGCGGTGGGGAAATCCTGCCCCTTTAGAAACCGCCCGCCTTATGTATTAGGAAACGCAATGGGACTTACCAGCATCGTCAAAAAAGGAACCACCGGCTATATCCTGGAAGTGGCCATACGCGCCCTGGCAACCAACCAGTTGCTGACGGGCCTGGCAGCGGCAGATATGACCATCCGGTACCAGCGCCAGGGTGCGGCGGCGCACGTATCCGTCACGCCGGTGGCGGGCGTACTGGGTACCTGGGCGAGCGGCTCCTGGGTGGAGAGTGTGCCTGGCATCTACCAGTTTGGCGTTCCGGATGCGGCCCTGGCGGAAGGGGCAGATTTTGTAATCATTGTTTTTACCAGCACGCATGCCCTGGATGAGGACGCATCCATTTATCTTACCGCCTCCGAGCTGATTGGGATCGGAGAATCTGTTTCGACCACCTACATCCTGACCTCGGCCGAATCGGCGTTGGTACTGCGCGTGGCGGATGATGATCCGGCGATGCTGGAGCTCTTGCCATCGGTGGACAGGTATATCAAAAACGCAACCGGGCGGGACTGGGCTGCAGAAAGCCCGATCCGGGAAGAAGCCAAAGCGGCTGCCCGGATCCTGCTGGTGCAGTGGTATGAGGACCCGGGGATGATCGGAGTGCACGAGACCGGGCTGGAGTTGGGGGCCCAGGCGGCGCTACTGCAACTGGAAGCGATCGCATTGCAGACAAAGAAGATCCGCTTCCGTGGACGGGTGGGAACAGGCGCGTGCAAGTGCAAGCATGCGGCCGAGGGTGACATCGTGGCGGCGGTGGTCGGGATCGTGGGTGAGACCGGCGACCAGGCGGCGGCATTCGAGGCAGTGATCACGAAAAAGGAACAGATCCAGCAAACGAGCACGGCGGATCTGTCGGAAAAGGAATACCTGGCGTTCTTGCAGGACCCGGAGGCGGTGGATTATCCGGCGACCCCATGATCATCAGCAAACGAATCACCAATCCGGGCGAACTGCGCACGCCGATCACGCTGCAGGAGCCAACGATCACCAAAGATACCGGCGGGGCCCAGCGGGCGAGCTGGACGGCGGGAACGCCCGTCTACGCCAAATGGGAAAACCTGCACGGTACGGAAGTGTGGGCGGCAGCCCAGGCCGGGGAAGCCGTTTCCGCCGCAACGGTGCGGATCCGCTACCGATCGGACGTGAGCGCGCGCACTTCGATCCTGAAGAAAAATGTGCGATACGAGATCGTGGCGATCGACAACATCCAGGAGCACAACGAGTACCTGGAACTTTCCGTGCAACGCGTGACGGGGACGGTGTAGGATGACCTGTAGGGTGACTCAGAACACGAAAGGACTCGAAGACTTGCTAGCGCGCATTGTGGAGGTAGGTACGAATGTGGACGCAGCGGCAGCCCGGGCGGTGGTGGCGGGCGGGGATGTGCTGCTGGAGGGGATGCTGGAGCATGTGCCGGTAGGAGAGGCTGGGAAAGGCGACCCGCATCCCGGACAGCTCAAGCACTCGCTGCGGCGGACCGAGACCAACCAGAACGGCAACTACACCTATATCTACGTGGGACTGGCGCCGGAAGCGACGGCGGACGTGGCTCGTTACGGTAACGCCCAGGAGTATGGTTACGGGCGGGGCGGCAAGCAGTACGCGCCGCAATCCTACATCCGGGCGGGCACCGACGAGAAAAAGAACGCGGCGCGGCGGGCCCTGCTGGACTCGCTCAAAAAAGATGGGATGGCCTCCGGATGACCACCATCTTCGAAGCGGTGGCGACTGCGCTGGACTCGGTGACGGGTGTGCCATATGGCATGGACACCTACATGAGCACCGAAGAGCTGCCGGATCAGTACATGGTTTACAACCTGATCGACGGTGTGGCTGGCCAGCACGCCGACGACGCCGAGACCCTGCGGGCGTACCGGGTGCAGATCAATATTTACGACCGGGCCGGACTGGCGGACCTGCCGGACGTGGACGCGGCCATGCTGGCAGCCGGCTTCACCAAGGGCCCGGAGCGGCCTTTGCCGTATAACGCTGGAACAGGCCACTATGGCCTGGCCAAAGACTATTTTTATCTCGCATGAAAAAAAAGGAGAAAGAACATGAACATCAATGTACCTGAAAAGAAATCCACGGTAGGTCTGCGCGACCTGTACGTGGCCCTGGTGAACCAGGACGATGTGGATGCGTACGCAGCGGGCACCCCGGAATCTTTTGCGCCGGCGGTGACCGCCAGCCACAAACTGACCAGCGACACCAAGATGCAGTTCGCCGACGACGGAGTCTTCGACGAGCTGACCGTCGAAGGTGAAACTAAGGTCGAGATGGAAGTGACGGCCATCCCGATATCCATGCTGGCGCTGGTGCTGGGCAAAGCGTTCGACGCGGCGACCGGGCGCATGTTCGACAACACCAGCATTCCTCCGGACGTGGCGCTCAGCTTCCGTTCGAAGAAATCCAACGGGAGCTACAAATACTACCAGTACCTGAAGGGGCGCTTCACCACCCCGGACGAAGAGCAGGCGACCCAGGCCGACAAGGTGGACCCGAAGACCACTAAGATCATCTTCACGGCCATCAAGACCACCCACGAGTTCGACCTGGGCGGGACCGAGGACGAGGCGGTCAAACGGGTGGTGGGCGACGAAGACAGCGACAACTTCAACGGCGCGAGCTGGTTCTCTGCGGTGCAGGTACCGGTGGCAGGTGCGCCCAGCGCCTTGACCTGCGCGCCTACGCCTCTCAATAATGCAATCGCCCAGATCGTTACGGTGGCGGTCCTGTTGACCTTCAACAATCCCCTGGCCGGCGGCGCCGAGAAGGGTGTGGCTCTGGTAAAACAATCCAACAACTCGGCGGTATCGATCACACGCACGTTGAGCGCCAACCGCAAGGTGCTGACGCTGGGGCATGCCAGCCTGACGGCCGGCACGACCTTTAACATCGTATTGGCCGGCGTGACAGATATGTACGGGCAGGTGTTGGCCGATACGGTATACAACTTCGCCACGTCGTAACTGTCTCGCTATCGGCGGTCCCTAACTTATCCTCCCCCATTTCAAAGACAGAAATGGGGGAGGAAGAACACGGAAGGATAAATAATGTTGCTCGAACCGATCAAGATCACGTTGTACGACCCGAAGACGCAGGAGCCCACCAAGGAATATGGGCAGCGGGTAATCACGTTTGCGATGCTGACGGCGGCGGTGCAGCTGCAGGAAGCGCTCCAAGACCTGCCGGAGAAGAAGCGGCGCTGGTGGTGGCAGAAGCCGATCAGCCCGGAAAAGAAGCAGATCGATGCGCTGCTAGAGCTGGTGACGAACTTCTTCAACGACCAATTCACGGTCGAGGGACTGCGCAAGGGCGCGGACGTAAGCGAAGTGATGGCGGTGCTGAAGGCGATCGTGGCACGCGCCGGGACAATCGCTACGGCAAACCCTACCTTCCCGCCGGCGAAACGGAAGCGCCATTAGACGACGGCGGGAACTGGCTGCTGGACCTGGAGTGCATGCTGGTGGAGCTGTTCCACTGGCCGCCGAACGACCTGGCGCAGGCGGATATCGACATGGTGCTGCCGCTGGCGATGTATTACCCGCACTGGAAGGGCCGGTCGAAGAAGCAAGAGCAGGAAGCGCCGGCATATGCGGACCAGGTGGATTGGCTTTAGGAATTGATTATGGGCGATAGCACTGAAACCTTAAATAACAAACTTGGCCTGGATACCAGCGATTTCAAGAGCGGATTGGATGCGGCCAACCGGGAATTGCGGGTATTGGAGAGCAGTTTCCGGGCCTCCGTGTCCACCCTAGGAGACTGGGGAAGCTCGGTGACGGGGCTGGAGACGCGCCAGAAGAGTCTGACCGATCAGATCGACATCCAGAAGGCCAAGGTAGAGGGACTGCGGGGCGAGTATGATAAGGCGGTGGCCGCCAACGGAGATATGAGCATTGCAGCACAAACTGCTGAAATAAAACTCAACAATGAGACCACGCGGCTGGGGACAATGCAGGGTGAATTGACTGATACCAAAACGAAGCTGGATGATCTAAAGAGCGGGGAAAATGGTGCCGGCCAGTCGGCAGAGGACATGGGGAACAAGGTCGAGGAGAGCGGCAGCAAGCTGGATAAATTCAAGAGTATCCTGGGCGGCCTGGCTACGGCTGGAAAGGTTGCGATTGCCGGCATTGCGGCGGTGGGGGCGGGAGCGGTGGCAGCAGTGGGAGCGGTGGTCAAACTGGGGCTGGATACGGCCCAAAGCAGCAAAGACTTGGAAGTAATGTCGGCCCAGACAGGCATCAGCACCACGAACCTGCAGGAAATGAGTTACGCCGGCAAGATCCTGGGCGTGGATATGGACACGATGACCGGGGCAAACACCAAACTGATCCGCTCGATGCAATCGTCAGAAAAGGGCACAGGTGCGCAGGCGGATGCGTTCAAAACTTTGGGGATAAAGGTTGCAGAGACAACATATAAGGCGGTTGATCATAATTTAGTTTTGGCTCAGATCACCAAATCTTTAGATCATATCAAAGATCCGACAGAACGCGCAGCTCTATCCCAGACTATTTTTGGAGATAACGCAAAAAAATCCACGGCTGCCCTTAATAAGCTGGGGATTGTGACTACCATTACGACCACACAGTTGCGTGACAATAACGTGGTTTTTGCTGAAGCCATTGACGCCTTGGGGAAAGTCAAAGATCCAACCGACCGGGACGCCCTGGCGATGAACATCTTCGGCAAGAGCGCTCAAGATCTCAACCCGCTGATCGCGGCCGGTTCAAGCGGGCTGGCAGACCTGAGCGCCCAGGCGCATACCGTGGGAGCGGTGATGGGTGAGGACGCCGTGAGCGGGGCAGCCAAACTCCAGGACCAACTGGACAGCCTGAAAGCGGGTTTCAGCGGTGTGCTGACGCAGGTGGGCTCGGCGTTCATGCCGATGCTCTCCGGCATTGCCGGGACGGCGCAAGGCTACCTGCAGCAACTGGTAGGAGTGGTGCAGGGCAGCGGCGGGGATATCGGGAAGATGGCCAGTGGGATGGGGGACGTGCTCGGGAAGATTGCGACAGACCTGACGGCGCAACTGCCGGCGCTGATGCAGGTGGGCGTGAGCATCCTGCAATCCATTGTAAAAGCCATCCTGGGAGCGCTACCGACGCTGATCCCGGCGGTAATTGGGATCATCCAAAGCCTGCTGGGTTTTATTATCAAAAATTTGCCGATGCTGACGCAGTCGGCGGTGCAATTACTGACCACGCTGGTGGCTGCCATCATCGGAGCGCTGCCGATGCTGATCGATGCGGCTTTCCAGATGATCATCACCCTGGCGACTGGGATCGCGGCGGCGCTGCCGACGTTGATCCCGGAGATCGTGCAGATGCTGATCACGGTGGTGCAGACGCTCATCCAGAACCTGCCGATGCTGATCGATGCGGCGTTACAGCTCATCCTGGCGCTGGTGCAGGGGCTCATCGCGGCGCTGCCGATCCTGATCAAGGCCATGCCGGCCATCTTAACTGCACTTGTTGCAGCTATCATAAAATCTTTGCCCATGATCATCGTGGCGGCAATACAGATCATCCTGGCGTTGGTAGCCGGCATTTTAACCGCCTTACCTCAATTAGTTGCTGCAGTTCCCCAAATAATGAAAGGCATTATCACCGCCATCAAAACTGCGCTCCCCATGCTTAAGGCACAAGGCCCTGTAATTCTAAAAGCCCTTACAGACGGTATTGTAAGTGTTCAGGATGCGTTCGCACCAATAGCCGCCGCAGTGGGTCCTTGGTTAGCAACTACTAGTGCTGCCATATCAGCCTGGTTTGCGCCAATAAGTGAACAATTCTCTGGATTTTTCGCACTGCTTTCAACCATCTGGCAGGGCGTGCTGATACCCATCTGGACCTGGTTGAGTGCGAATCTCTTTCCGCTGATCACATCCATCGCCAATTTTATCGGAGCGGTTTTCAACCTGACATTGACCGTTATGGCAGGCATCTGGCAGAAAGTGGTGATGCCGGCCATCCAAGCGGTGTGGACCTGGTTGAGTGCGAATCTCTTTCCGCTGATCACGTCTATCGCTAATTTTATCGGAGCGGTTTTTAATTTAGGGCTGACTATCATGGCGGGCATCTGGCAAAACGTGGTGATGCCGGCCATCCAGGCGGTGTGGGATTGGTTGGCGAACAAATTGCAGCCGGTTTTCCAGGCTATCGGAGATTTCCTGGCGGGCACATTTGGTCCGGCCTTCAAGACGATCAGCGATTTTTGGAGCGTTACATTCCTACCGCTGGTTCAAAGCCTTTTCACCTGGATCGGAGAAAAACTAACCCCGGCGTTCCAGTGGCTTTCTGATGCGATCCAGGCCGTGAAGGGATTTCTAGACGATCTGACGAGAACGATCAATGCCATGAAATTGCCGAAGTGGATGACGCCGGGATCTCCGACGCCGTGGGAGGTTGGCTTGCGAGGCGTAGGCGCTGCGTTGAGCGAAATAAGCAAGGCTCAATTGCCGGATCTGCAGGCGGCCATGCGCGGGCTGGCCGGTAGTTATGATATCGGTTTGAACGGCAGCATGCCGGCTTTTGCCACAGCCCGGGCAGGTGCGGGAAATGTGATCAACAGCCATAACCGCAGCTACACCATCACCAACGCCGGGATCGACGCGACCGAACTGGAGCGGATCGAGCGCCGGAAGGAAATGCTGTATGGAGGTTAGATTTACCGCATCCGACAGCGGGCGCGCGGTGGTGATCAGCGACTACGGCCACCCGAAAGACGGGCGGGTGGGCGACCTGGCGCCGCAAACCACCCTGGAGACCCAGCGCATCGGCACGCAACTGATCAAGTCCGTCTACCGCCAGGAGAGGCGCGCACTGGACCTGCCATTTCTGTTCAAAGCGGCAGACGAGGCAACGCTGCTGGCGAATATAGAGATCATCCTGGACGTGTTGACTGAGGGCGAGGGGACGCTGCGCGTGACCCGCAAGGACGGCACGGTGCGCGAGTTGCAGCGTTGCTATTACGTCGGCGGCCTGGGCGAAAAAGGGTACGTTAAAGCAACCGAGGCGGTGCTGTCTTTCGACGGGCTGGACCCATACTGGTACGACCCCACGGCGGTCATTGTGGATTTTGTCAGCGGCGGGGGAGACGCCCCGACGTTATTTTTCCCGGTGCCGCCCCTGAACCTGTTGCCGTCGGCGATCTTCCAGTCGAAAACGGCGCCCAATCCCGGCAAGGAATCCTGGCCGGTGTGGACCGTCACGGGGCCGGGCAACACCATCTCGCTGATCAACCAGACCAGTGGGCGGACGTTTATCTACTCCGGCACATTGACCGCCGCCGACACGCTGGTGATCGACACCCGCCCGCTCTATAAGACCGTGCGCCTGAACGGCGTCAACGCCTGGGCGAACGTTCCCAAGGCCAGCGCCGATTTGTGGCCACTGGCGGGCGGGGACAATGCCATACTGGTGACGATGGGTAACTCCACGGTGCACACGCTGGTGGAGTTCAATTACAACCCGAGGTACGTAAGCCGATGAACCTGACCTTCTTCGCACGCGACGCAGCCAACCAGCCGCTCGGCCAGCTGGACGCCTTCACGAAAGTGGAATTCGTCCCAGCGTACAACGCTGTCAAGGGCTGGTACGCCGAGATCGGCCCGGACGACCTGGCCAGCGACCAGGTCGAGATGATGCAGGCTGCCACGTCACTGGCCGTCTTGAACGGCTCTGACATAATCTACACCGGCACGGTGGACGATATCGAATACGACTGGGAAACCAAACTGATCACGATCAGCGGGATGGACGCCCTGGCTCTCTCCGGCCGGCTGGCGCTACCGGTACCTTCCGGACCGCCCTACACGGCCTTCGAGTACGACGTGCGCACGGGCGCAGCCGAGACTGTCATCAAACAATACGTGTCTTACAACGCCGGTCCGCTGGCGAAAGCGGACCGGCAGATCGCCGGGCTGACAATCGAGGCCGACTCTGCCCGGGGCGATACACACACCGGCCAGGCACGCTTCGACAAACTGGCCGAGTTTGTCGCCACGATCGGCTTGGCCAGGAACTTGGGTGTGCGGGTGCTGGATGGCGTGTTCCAGGTCTACCAGCCGGCCGACAGATCGGCATCGATCCAATTTGACGACGTGAACGACACGCTTGGAAGCTATAAATTTCATGTCGGCAAGCCTATGGCCAATTACATATACGGTGCAGGATCTGGGGACGGAACAAGCCAGGCGATCTACGAGAAGGGAGACCCCGCATCCATTACCGAGTGGGGACGGGTGGAGGAGTTCTTCAGCATTGGGCGCACCGCCGTGGATGCAGATATCGCCGGCCAGATCGACGCCGAGCTGCAAAAGCAGGCTGCGGTAGCCTGGTTCGAGTTCGCCGTCGTCGAGACGCCCGACCGGGAATTTTGGAAGGACTTCTGGTTGGGCGACCTGGTGTCTGTGCTGGCGCGCGGGTTGGAGTACATTTGCCGCCTGTCGGAACTGACTGTCACGGCGTACCCGGATGGGCATATCGACCTGAATCCAGTTTTCGTCAACAACGCCACCTTCGCACTATCGCGCCGTTCTCACGACCGCCTGCGCCTAATGGAGCAGCGGATTGCACGGCTCGAACAGAATTAGGAGAACCCTATGACAACTATACTTGCATCCATCCCTTGGAACACCAGTCCAATCACCGACGAGGCCACTTGGCGCTCCTATTTACGCCGCTTACGGAAAAGCGGTGTAAATAGGGAAGACCCGAATGACCCGGAAATGCTGAACGAGTACCTGGTGCACGCCGACAGCACCGGGATGCAAGTAAAGATCTCATCCGGCACGGCCTGGGTGCGGGGTGTATACGCCCCCAACCCGGTTGAAGTGATTCAGGCCATCGGCGCAGCGCATATCACGCTGGACCGGATCGACCGGGTGGTGTTGAAGCTCGACACGGTCAACCGTACGGTGACGATCGAAGTGGTGGCCGGTACGGCGGCAGTCAGCCCGGCTGCGCCGACGCTGACAAATACAACCAGCATCTATTACATCAAGCTGGCGCAGGTGTTGGTAACCCATGCCGTGACAACCATTGCGGCGGCAAAAATTACGGACGAGCGGGATTATTCCGCCGATCCAAATTTGCCTGCGTCGATGGTTGTTAAAGACAGATGTCTTTTAACATGGGTGGATGCCAGCACTATCAGCATCGGTGCGGGTGTAGTCAGTATTGGCGTATTAATGTACGCCCGTTCCGCCGCCTTCAACATCACTTTTGCCAATCTCGACACGGGAGCGGAAGCAGCCGGAACGAATTACTACGTCTATGCCATTCCAGGAGCAACGGCGGGCCAGTTCGATGCGATCATCTCCGCCAGTGCCACCACCCCGACCGGTTATGCCAATTACAGGCTGATCGGCTGGTTCCACAACAACGTCTCGAGCGCAGTCCTGCGCTTCTCGGTGGCAAGTGCCGGATCTGACGCAGACGTGGACCGGCCCGAAAAAGGCCCCAAACCTGGCATGCTGCAGTATCCAGGTGCTTCCTGGATGATCGATATCTATATCGCCTCGGACGCCGGCAACACCGGCAAAGCCATCCACGCCGGCAACGCAGCCGCCTCGGCCTACAACGCCACCCCCTGGGTAAGTGGGACTTATTTCCAGCAGTACAAAGCCTGCATGAATGCTGGTAAGAGATTATGCAGCAACGAAGAGTGGTCAATGGCCGCATTCGGCACACCCCCCGGCGCAAACAACAATACCAACTGCTGGACAGCCGCCGCCAACGTCGGTAGTCATCCCACCGGCACGCTGCCAAACTGCGTCTCAACCCTGGGTTGCTACGACATGACCGGGAATGTCTGGGAGCGGGTTGCGACCTGGTCGGATGTGACCGCCGTTGCCGCGTCCATGTCCGGTTGGGCCTGGACAAACGAAGCCAGCACCTGGACCGGTGAGGCCGAAGGCGGCGAAGCCTACACGGCGTTTGGTGTGAATACAGGCCCGGATACTCACCAGGGTCCACGCGCCCTCTTCCGCGGTGGCGACTGGAGCCTCTCGGTCTACGCGGGCGTTTGGGCGGTCTACGGCGGCTACTCGCCTCGGAACGTCGCCGCCAGCGATGGGTTTCGCTGCTGTTCCTAGTTTCTCTCCTGAAATCTGTAATCTGAAAATCTGTACTCTGGAGATCACGATGGCTGAAAAGCAACACCTCATCATTCACGACCGCCTGTACCAGTTCTGCA